CCGGTACTTGATGAGGTTGTCACGAATACTTTCTCAGAGGATATTGAAACATTTGTATCTAATTGGTTATGTAGTATTGCAGATGAGGTTGCTAGGGAAACACTAAGAACAGCTTTTTATGACTGTATTGAAATAGGGAAGCCATACCAGAAGTATTTGTATAAATTAAGGAGTAATTATATAAAAGAACAGTTCAAAAAACTTATGGAGGATTTTTACAAACATCTTCATTCATACCTATAGTATAAGTAATAAACCAATAATAATAACGTAAGTAATCCCAACAGCCTATACCTAAAAGTATAGGCTGTTAAACACTAACTATTACAGGGTAACTAGATTTAAAGGATAAAGATAAATATATGGCAAAACTATCACCAAGACAAATAAAATTTATAGAAGCATATGTCACTATATTTAATGCAAGCAAAGCTGCACTTATAGCTGGGTATTCCCCTAATGGCATAACAGTACAGGGTACTAGGTTGTTAGCCAACGCTAGTATCAAAGAAGCTATAGATAAGCGTCTACAGGAAATAGTGGCAAAGACTGATGACAAGAGAGCGTCAATACTTGCATTCTGGCAATCGGTTATAGACGACCCAGAATCTCCAATATCAGCAAAGTTAAAGGCATCTGACATGATGGCAAAATATCTTATGATGTATGGAAACACACTGGAGATATCTGGTACTCGTGGTGCTCCAATAAGGGTGTTGTGGGATGAGTGATGCTGTAGAAGTAAAAATATTTCCACAGTATAAACCATTTTTTATTACCCCAAAGAGATACAACGTTGTATATGGTGGTAGAGGGAAAGGTGCGACATGGAATATAGCAAGAGGACTGTTGATGCTTGCCTGTTCTGGAAGTTATCGTATACTCTGTACAAGGGAATATCAGAATAGTATAAATGAGTCAGTATACAGAACCCTAATAACCCAGATTGAGTTGTTAGGGATTACCAATAATTTCAGGGTGTTGAATACTTCCATAACCTCCAACACCGGCAGTGAGTTTATTTTTAAAGGATTGAGAAACAACATTGACTCTATAAAATCTATGGAAGGTATTGATGTTTGTTGGGTTGCAGAAGCGGACAGAATCCCAAAAGATTCATGGGAAAAACTTATCCCTACGATACGCGCTGATAACTCTGTTTTCTATATTGACTTCAACACAGATTCAGTAGATGACTATGTATATAGTAATTTTGTAGCTATAGAACGAGATGATACACAAGTATTGTTCCAGAATTACAAGGATAACCCAAAATTTCCTGAAGTATTGTTGCGCGAGATGGAATTTGACAAGGAAAATGACCCAGACAAATACTTTTGGGTATGGGAAGGCAGACCACGAGCAATCTCGCAATCCTGCATCTTCCATAACAGATTCAGTGTTGAATATTTTGATACGCCAGACAATGCTGTTTTTTATCATGGAATAGACTGGGGGTTTTCAAATGACCCTATTGCATTGGTCAGGTGTTTTGTAGATGACAATATTCTCTATATTGATATGGAGGCTGGGGGCATAGGTGTAGAGGTGGATGATATGCCTGCCTTATTTAAGCAAATACCTACACTTTCAACATGGAAATCAAAGGCTGACAGCGCGCGACCGGAACTTATATCATATATGCAGAAACACGGATACCCGAAGATTAGTCCCAGTAAGAAGGGTAAAGACTCTGTAATAAATGGCATAGACAAAATAAAGTCATTTAAGTATGTAATTATTCATCCTACGTGTACATCTGTTGTAGAAGAGTTCAAGTTATACTCCTACGTCACCAATAAGATGACCGGGGAACTTACGCCTGTACCTGAGGATAAGCACAACCACTGGATAGACGCTCTTAGATACGCATTGGAAGATGTCGGGAAGAGTAATAAAATAACATTATCTGCAGAAAGCATAAAAACACTATGGGGAGTATAAATGAGCACACTTCAGGAATATATAGATAGCAACCAGTTTGATAACATAAATCAATTCCTAAATTATATTGATTCAAACAGAATGAATAAGGCATCAACTATGGAGAAAATGTACCAATACTACATAGGTGATACTGATATCAAGAGCCGCATATTGGCAAACACCCATAAGGTGAACAACAAGTTGGCAAATGACTTTTTTGGAACAATCATTGATGACAAGGTAGGGTATATGGGTAACACCATAAAGACCACCATCAATACCAGCTCTTACTCAAAGGAAGCATATGATGCAAACATAAAGTTTATAGAGAGTTGGGAAAGTGAAAATGACATAGATGATATAAACTCCGACTCCATCAAACTGGCATCAATTTGTGGTTACTCTGCAAGACTTCTTTATAATGGTACAAACGGTGCAAGAGTCAGAATAGCACCCCGTCCATGGGAAGTTACCATGATATATGATGATGACACATTAGACCCTGTATTGGGTTTTTGGTTTTATAATAAGTCTGTATATACAAGCGGTGTTGAACGTATTATCAATGTTGTTGAGGTATATGATTCAGCACGAGTAATAACATTTAACAGGACACACTCATCATGGGAGGAGGTTGATAATGTTGCACACCTTTTCAACGGGGTCCCACTTATTATTATTGACAACAACAGTGAAAAAATGGGTGATTATGAAAAAGCTGTTGAACTGATTAACGCATATGATAAGGCATTATCTGACGTATCCAGCGAAATGGAACAGTTGAGACTGGCATATGCTATTCTAAAGGGTGGTTCATTAGATGATGAGATGATTGAGCAGATGAAGCAGACAGGTATTCTTGTTATTGATAAGGAAGGCTCATTTGAGTTCTCCAGCAAGACACTGGACACTGCATCCATTAAGCTTCTGCTTGACGAGTTGAGACGTAACATATTCTCATTCTGCAAATCCATAGATTTCTCTGAGGTAGTCTCAGGGGATATTCGTGTATTGGGATGGCAGACAAAACTAATGCCCTTGGAAAACAAGTGCAAGATTGCAGAGAGGAAGATGACTTCTGGTCTGCGCTACCAATACAGGTTGCTTTGTGATTACTGGCGCATACATGGTTATGCCAATATAAACTATAGGGACATAAGTTGGAAATTCACACGTAATATTCCTAGGGACGTGGCAGGTGAAGCAGAAACTCTTTCTAGACTTATGAGTACAGTTGATAAGCGCACTGCATTGGAACAGGTATCATTTATAGATAACCCTGACGAAGTAATAACCCGTATGGATGAAGAGGCTTCAACAAAACAACCACCTGTAGTGCCGACACAAGCAGAATCATCTAGTGAACCGGTCTCTATAGAGAATAAAGTTGGTGGCTTACTACCGTAGATATAAAAAGTAGGTGTATATAGACACTTACTATATAGAAAAAATAGGAGACTATAAAATGGCAGAAGACGAAAAAGTATTGACAAATCCTCAAGAGGGTGAGGTTAATACCGAAAAAGGCACTGCTGACGAATCCAATAAGGGTGGCGTTAGTGATGTTTTTAACGAAGCACAAAAGACTGAAATAGCAAAACTTATTCAATCTAATGTGGACAGAACTGCTCAAAAACTTAAAACTGAGTATGAAGCGCAGATTAAAGACTTGAGAAGCCAGTTGGAGGCAGAGAAACAGGCTAAAATGACTGAAGCTGAAAAAGCAGAGTATGAGCGTAGCCAATATGAAAAGATGAAGGCTGATTTTGAGAGAGATAAACTCTCATTTGAGCTGTCTAAGAAAGTGGCTCTAGCTGAAATACCTATTCAGTTTGCAGATATCTGGCTCAACCCACCTACTTCAGCCAAGGAATTGGATGAAAAGATAGAAAGTGTAAAAAACTTCTTTGGTAGTTATAAAACGCAACTTCTTGAAGGTTATAGAAAGGATAATGTCCGTGTTCCAGAAGGACAAAAGGGCATTTCAAATAAAAAGGCTATGAAAAGAGAAGCCTTTGATAAATTACAGCCGACCGAAAAGACTGCTTTTATACAGTCCGGCGGCACATTGGAGTAAAATAATATGGCAAATACACTTACTGGACTTATCCCTACTATTTATAAGGGAATGGATATTGTTTCTAGGGAATTGGTAGGCTTTGTTCCTTCCGTTTCTAGAGACACTTCTGAGAGCATGGCATCCCTCAATCAGGTGATTCGTGTTCCTGTCGCAACTATTGGTGATATTGGAGATGTAACACCAGGTCCTTATGCACCAGATTCTGACGCATTGACTCAGAGTTATATTGATATGGCTATCACCAAGTCAAAGATGGTGAAAATTCATTGGAATGGTGAGGAACAGATGGCTGTTTCCCCTAATGGCACTTATAATGTTTTGTTAGCTGACCAATTCACTCAGGCTATGCGTAAGCTTGCTAATGCAGTAGAAAAAGATTTGGCTGACACATATAAAAGCGCATCCCGTGCTTATGGTGCTGGCGGAGTCACTCCTTTTGCATCTACTATTGCGGACTCTGCCGCTATGAGAAAGATTCTTGCTGACAACGGTGCTCCTCTTAGCAACCTTAAAATGGTTGTTGACACTGCCACTGGTGCAAAACTTAGAAGTCTTACCAATCTCACAAGCGTTGATGCCGCTGGTACTGACGCAACCCTCAGACGTGGTGTTTTGCTTGACCTTAATGGTTTTGCAATTCGCGAGTCTGCACAGGTGGCACAGCACGTAAAGGGAACCGGCACCGGTGATACCCTTTCCGGCACTCCTGCAGTTGGCGCAACTGTACTTACTTTCAGTTCTTTTACTGACGGTGAGTATGTGGTTGGTGATGTAATTTCCATTGCTGATGACCCGAATAAGTATGTGGTGACTTCTGTTGATGCCTCCGCTAACAAGGTGACTATTGCAGAACCAGGACTCAAAAAG